TCGATGATATAGTTTCAAAGATTGACCAACTCGAAAAAAAATTATCAAATTAGGAGAACATCAGAGATGAAACTTTTCAGTACAAACAGAAACTCAAAGGGCAAGCAGCTTGTATGCGACGATGCTGTATTTGACCCCAACCTTATTATGACGCTACACGCCGATGCGGATGAAAAAGTCGTAACATTCCAGTACGACTTCGAGGAATGTGGACATCCACTCAACCTCCCTTTTGACGTTCAGTCAGTCAGCTTCCTTGTGAAGTTTACAAAGCACGATATACATATTTGCGCAATAGCCGAGGCGTCTGACGAAATGGACGAGCAGTATGACGAATTTATTGGCGGCATAGGCGATGAAATTGAGTTCGACGTAAGGATGAGCGTTGAAGAAAAATATGCACTCCTCCTCTCACTTTTCAATCCTTTGCTGTCAATGGTTAAGACAAAAGAAAAGTCGCCCACACCCAATGTTGCGCCGAACAAAGCAGACGCAAAAACATTGAAAAAGGAATATCCTTTCGATGACAACACATTCAAGGCGGCGATGGCAGAATTGTTTACAAATATCTTTAACGGAAGCAATTTAGAGAACAAAAAGTAAGCCTGACAAACTTCCCCCATTTTTCCTATCTTATACATAAAATTTAACTTATACGGCATTGACTTATGTCTAATAATGTTGTATAATAAAATGGAGGTATAAGACAATGATAAACCAACAAGAATTTGTGGAAAGGTATTACCCTTCCGCGAACGCTTCACGCAAAAGCGACGTTATTAGATTCCTTGACAATCTTAGCGAGTTGGTTGGTAACACGCCAATCGCCGAGGCATTGAAAAGCAAGCAACTATTATGCAACGCTTTTTATGTACAAAAAGCGGGTAACAGCATATCTCGTCCGCACTATCAAAAAATCAAAGAGTATTTGCTTAACGTTTTTGAGTATGTGGGCGTCAACTCCGAAGTGCCGAGCCGCGATGAAGTAATTGCTTCTCAGGAAAGCGTTTGCTATTTTAGAGGCATCAACGAACTTCTGTCATTTATAGATGCTGTTGGCGATGAAGTATTGACAGGTTACAACCCCACACAAGACCTTGTAAGAGTTAAGGCGGTGTGTGTATTGGGCTGGCTTGGGTTTACACCCGAAGACATAGCAAACCTTACTGTTCGAGACCTCACCCCTATCGGACTTGATGGTTATAAGATTTCTGGTAGAGGAGGCTCATTTGAGATTTACGGACAGCCATTCGCGGCAATATACTACTTATCAGATTTAGAGTCTTATAAAGGTTTACCGTCGGGCAGAAAGGTAATCTTAAAGGGCAATGATGATTACCTGTTTAGACCGACCGATGCGAATTGTGAGAAACTCGACGGCGGGCAAATAATCCAAATAATTAAGCGGTTTAATATGAGCGTCCCTCGCTCAATGAAGACATCGATTATCTTCCGTAATTTGCACAAGAATGCTTTATTCCTTGAAATCTATAACGATAAAAGTGAGCAAAGCCTTATCAATAAAATTACGTCAATAATGGGTTGTACACTAAACTATGCCTTTAACTACCGCGATCAATACGTAGAGTTTGTTAAGACACTTGAAAACAACGAAATATAAGATTACGGTCTTATATTTTTAACGATTATAAAACATATTTAGACATATAGGAGATTACATGGCATCACTTGAAGAACTGAACGTAAACTTGGACGACGTATCATTCGAGCCCATAACAAATGTCGTATTCATTATGAAAAACGGCGCACAGATCGGCGTTGGAACACCTCTTACGGTTTCCGCCTTTACAGAAATTTGGAACACACGCAAGAGAAAACTCAAAGTTATAACGGGCAAAGACAGCTATGCGTACATCAACAAAAGGCGCGTAGATTTCTACCACGTCTTCCCCGTAACAAAATAAAATAATTGCGCCGCCATATGCGGCGAGGATTAAACGGATTAAAAGGTCATTAAATATCGAGAGGTTAATAAGATGAAATTTGATGACGACCGTTGCGCTACTCAGCCTATACATAATAAAATCAATATAGGAGACAATATGTTATTTACAGTAGCTGAAGTAGCGGCAATCTTAAAGACAAATGTGGATTACGTCCACAAACTCAGAAAAGCGAAATTATTGCCATTCATCAAGCTCGGCTCCTTCAAGGTTAGGAAAGAGTCTTTGGAAATCTTCCTGCAAAAGTATGAAGGAAAAGACTTAACAGAGCCTACCAATATTAAGGAGCTCGACGATGGCAAAAATTAACGTAAGAGACAGGAACAGAAACAAGCCCGACAAGAAACCAAACTGGGAATACCGATTTGAGGCAGCTCGGGTTGATGGCAAAAGAAAGCACATATCCAAGGCTGGGTTCAAAACAAAAAAAGAAGCCTTGGAAGCAGGTGCTTTGGCGATGTCGGAGTATAATACGGCAGGACTTCACTTTGAACCCTCCGAGATTGGTGTTAATGATTACCTTGATTATTGGTATGAACAGTATTGCGTTACAAACTTAAAATATAATACGCTCGTGACATATCAAAACCTTATCAAGAAACACATTAAACCACACATAGGAATGTACAAACTTAAAAGTTTGAACCCTTCCGTATTGCAAGACTATGCAAACGAATTAAGCAAGAAAGGATATTCCATTTCTTATGTTTTTGGGATACTTTCCACCTTAAAGGTTGCTCTTGATTACGCAGTATTTCCCTTGAAATATATTCGAGACAACCCTATCACTTATATCAAGTTCCCTACTAATGGCAAGCGAAAACGTGCAAGGCAAGTAATAAGTCGCGAAGAATTTGAAAAAATAATGCAACGGTTCCCTTTTGGAAACCGCTTCCACATCCCCCTTCTCTTTGGGTGGTACTGCGGATTGAGAATATCAGAGGCGTTCGCTGTTACGTGGGAAGACATTGACTTTGAAAATAAAACCTTGAACGTTGACAAACAGATCATTAAGCGCAACTATGGTTTGGAAGAAAAGACTTCATTGCGCTACCGCAGAAACAACGAGAAATCTGCTTGGTATTTTGCTCCTCCAAAATATGACTCGTGTAGAGTGATAAAGATTGGAGACCACCTTATAGATATTCTCCGCCAAGAAAAGCAACGCCAAGAAAGTAACGAGCAACTCTATAGAGAATATTACACCACCTATGTGGCAGTAAATGAGATTGACGAGAAAGGTAATGAGATTACGAGAATTGTGCCGGTACAAAAATGTATTGAAACGGTTCAACCTCATATTAACTTCGTATGCGTTGAAGAGAATGGAATCTTCTCTACAACAGACACGTTCAAGTATGCGACTCGCGTCATTCAGGGACTAATAGAAACACCTTTTGACTTCCACTCGCTTCGTCATTCGCACGCTACGCTCCTTATAGAGAACGGTGTAAGCCCGAAAGCAGTACAGCAGAGACTTGGTCATAGAAGCATCGTTACGACGCTCCAGACCTACGTTAAAGCCACAGAGCATATGCAACAAGAAGCCGCTGACGCCTTTGAAGAGATAATGGCAACACCGCCCGCGGCATAAAGGAACAAAGATGAGACAGTTAATAATTGCAAGAAAGGATTTGAATATGTCAGCGGGTAAGTTGGCAGCGCAATGCTGCCACGCCTCTATGGCATTTATCACAAGCCCAATGCGCAACGGAAATTGCCAATGGGTTGGAACAGGCGGAATCACGTACAAAGCGGACATAGATACCGACGTGTACAAGGAATGGATTTGCGGTATTTTCACGAAAACAATTTGCGAGGCAAAGAACCGCAACCAACTTATGAAAGCTGTTACTATGGCAAACGAACTTGGTCTGATTGAGGGCAAAGATTTCTTTCTCATTAAAGACAGTTGTCTTACCGAGCTTGAACCAGAAGAAATTGATGAGAATGGCATCGGCAGAACACTCACTTGTATAGGTTTTCGTCCACTCCCTGATGATATTGCTCATCTCATCAGCAAAAAGTACCAGCTTTACAAATGATTTTTGTCCACCCGCTCTACAACCAGTGGACAATACGTGGACAAAAAGAAAAAGCGTGGACAATGCCACACTATATATTGTGTTTATCTATGCCGTTTTAACTATATCTTGTGAATTTAGCGAAAATAAGTGAAAGTGTTTCCTAATAAATTTGTTTTACTCAACAAAAAGATTAGGTTTCACTACGCAACATATTTAGACACTCACAACAGAAAAAAAGTGCCGCAATTAGCGACACTAAATCATATATTAACATTAAAAAACATCCACGCTCACCTACTGTTACTTAGGCGGCGTGGACAAATGGTGGACATAGAGAACTTTTACCCTTCTCACAGGCTCTTGACTACTTATCTCCATTATGATATAATGGAAATGCGTTGGCGGTGGACACAGTCTCCGCACAGCAAAAGGAGAATTTAATATGACATTAGCACTTGTCGTGCTCATAGTCTTCTTGGTTGTGTGGTTCTTTGACTCCGCAAAGAAAAAAGAAGACAAGCGCACATATAGAGAAAAAACAATAACGAACGTAAAGCGCCAGGATGAACTTTGGTGTAATAACTTTTCCAAAGTCATGTCTGACTTAGAAGAGATTAGTCAATCGATGACAGTAGACGGCAACTCAATAATGGAAACTATTGAGTCTCTATTTGTTAAATACGATATCCCTGATACGAGATCGGAAAGCGAAAAGATATCTGCGCTACAAAAACATTCGCGCCTATATAAAGAAGCTTGTAAATCAATTGCCGAAAACTATGAAGATGATTGTGCCTTTGCAAAAATTTTAGGCAATCAGCAACCAGCCCAACAACAATTGGGATTGCATGATTTAATATGGTATTATCCTTGGCAGCCACCGTATATTGATAGACCCGAACTATTCTTTGGTGAACCGAACGCCTCAATAACAATAGATGATATCGTATATAAATATGATAATTATGGACGTGCATCTAATTTGTTTGCAACAGAACCGGCTCGTTTAATTTTGCGTATATGCAACTTGCTAACTATAAGAGCGTTAGACGAAGAGAAGGTAAATTATAGTTGGAATAGGCAAGAGTCACCTTGGCAGCAATCCGATATGCGCATTAAGCAATACGAGGAAAATAAAAAACGCTATCCTTGGCTCTACAAATAATCAATCGCAATTTTGAGGCTTGCATCCCATTGCAACTCTCATTGCATCGGTCATTATCTTCCACTCGTCTTCGCTTATAATTATAGCCTTGCCTGAATTGGTTTTAACGGAATAGAAATCCTCCCCCATTGACGCATTATTTATAAAATCGTCGGCACGGTCAAGGAATTCATTTAGTTTTAACTCTGTCATAGGGCACCTCATTTGAAATTTGTATATACATTATATAATAAATGAGCATTAAAGGCAAGGTAAAAACTATCGCTTTTGAAAACGTAATTGAAAGTGGCGAAAATGTAAAAAATTTTTTAGGAAATTGCCGAAAATCTCTTGACAATTTCCTTTACATATGGTATTATAAAACATATTTAGACACATAATAGGATAAGTGCCGCCATTTGTGCGGTAATAAATATAAATATTATACGACATATTTAGACACAACGGAGAGAATTATGCTTTACTTTATGTTAGGTCTTATGTGCGGGGCTTTGCTTGCCCTGCTATACATAGATGGCGACAACAGACCGCCAAGATTTTAATTAAAAGTCTGAATAAAACTGATATTTTATTGAGGTGAAAATATGGACAAAAAGTTAACCTGTCCCTTTTGCGGCAGAGAAGTAAGAATTGTAGTCTGTGATGACGAAGGCAATATCCATCCAGACGAATACGAAGACGATCCGTGGAGCGGCTTAGGCTATATGTTAGTTCACGAGGAAGCCGACGGTGTTCACTGTCCTATCGCAACAGAACCAGATGAACCATTAGGTCGTTTAATTTATGACTCACGCGAAGAAGCTATCAAAGTTTGGAGTACACGAAATGGCTAATACGTTGGTAGTTAATCTATTTGGCGTTCCTGGCGCAGGCAAAAGCACGGGAGCCGCATACATATTCTCCTGCATTAAAATGGCAGGCATCAATGCAGAACTTATAACCGAATATGCAAAAGATAAAGTTTGGGAACGAAACGATGAAGCGTTCCGCAACCAAGCCTACATATTTGGAGAGCAATCTTATAGGATAAGCCGCTGCGCCGGTAAGGTTGATGTTATCGTTACCGACAGCCCGCTTCCTTTAAGTGTAATGTACAACAACGACGAACGACTTACAGAAAACTTTAACAAAGCCGTAATGGATGTGTTCAACACATACGACAACCTTAACTACCTCTTGCTGAGAGTTAAGCCGTACAATCCCGTTGGGCGTAAGCAGACTGAAGCTGAGTCAGACGCACTTGGTGCATCGGTTATCTCGCTCCTCAAAGACAGAAACATCCCCTACCGCTCCATTGAAGGCGATGTGAAAGGATATGACGAGATTGTTCGAGAAATTCTTTTAAGGATAAACGGAGAACAAATTATGAATGACATCACAGAGTTCAGAGGAAACAATTACTACCTAAGCAACTTCTACGAAAGAGACGTTACCTGTTTCGGTCTTACATTTAAGAATAATGAAGCGGCGTTCCACGCAATGAAGTGTCCCGAAAGAGCAAGCGAGTTTTGCGACCTCGACCCGTCGGCGGCAAAGAAACTTGGGCGACACGTCCAACTTCGTTCCGACTGGGAGCAAGTCAAAGAAGACATCATGCTCGAGGTTTGCCGCGCTAAGTTTATGCAACATCCTGACCTAAAAGAAAAACTACTCTCCACTGGTTCCGTACAACTCATCGAGGGTAACGATTGGAACGACAGAGAATGGGGTGTATGCAACGGTGAGGGCAAAAACAAGCTCGGAAAAATTCTTATGCGAATCAGAGAGGAACTTTCAAATGCGTAGCACAAAGAAGATTACTGCGAGAGACGCCGGATGGGACGCTCGCCTTGATAGCGTTACCCCATCGCTGAAAAGAACAGCAAGACGACAGCTTAACCATAAATTGCGGCAACAGCAAAAACTTGAGCTTCGTAATATGTCGGAAATATGCGTTTGTTGCGGAGCTCCTCTTGGCGACGCCGAACTTGGAAAGATGATCTGTAGCGAATGTAGTAAATCTGACACATAATTTTTTATCATTATAAAACATATTTAGACACAAGGAAACAATATGACAAACAAAGAAACATTCCTCGCTATCTGTAAAGAAGATATCAAGCGAGACGGTATAAACGATTTATTGAAGTGGCTTGAAGACAGCGACTTCTTCACTGCTCCAGCAAGCACAAGATTTCACGGAAACTATGAAGGCGGTTTGTGCGAGCACTCGCTAAACGTTCATAGAGAATTGGCAAGGCTGAACGACATCTACCAACTCGGCTATTCAAAAGAAACAATTGCAATCACCGCTCTCTTCCATGACCTTTGCAAGGTTAATTACTATAAGCGCGGAACACGAAATGTCAAAGACGAAAACGGCAACTGGGTTGTCAAGGAAGTCTACGAAGTTGACGAGAGAGTTCCACTTGGTCACGGTGAAAAGAGCTGCATCATTTTGCAGTGGTACATAAAGCTTTCACTTGAAGAATTACTCGCTATACGTTGGCACATGGGCGGCTTCGATTCCGCCACCAAGGGCGGCGATTACAGCTTGAGCAAGGCACAAGATAACTCGAAACTCGTAACGTTAATCAGCGTCGCTGATTTGTTAGCATCAAACCTATTTGAAGAAACAAAAAAATAAGGAGATAAATTATGGACGAAATGTTGGAAAATTTCAGACGCCATCTTGATAGATGCGTTGTCAACGAAATCCTCAAAACCCCAAGCTACACTGTACCCATTGGCGTAATAGGACTTGACCTTGCCGACAAGACAAGAAACATGAGGGTTATCTTTAACGACCCTACCACCATCTTAATTGTCGGCAACAAGAAGTACATTTCAAAGGCACACGATGAAAAGTTCGACGAAGAAAAAGGACTACTTATGTGTCTTGCCAAGGCGAGCGGTTATACTCACGCAAACCTTAAAAAGTTGCTTGCCAATGCACAACGCCAAACCAAGAAAAAATAATTTAAGGAGGCAAAAATGCCAGATACAGAAAAGTTAAACATTCATCAAAAGATTTTGAAGATTGCCGATGCTGCCGGTGTGCTTCAAAAAACAAAAGCGGGCTTTAACTACAGGTATGTACCCGAAGAGGAAATTCAAGCAAAAGTTACGGCTTGTATGCAGAAGTACGGAGTTATGCTCTACCCTTCCATCGTGCCAGGAACTTTGACCGTAGAACCCTATACATACCAAAAACCTAAAACGAAAAAAGGAAAAGATGACAAAGGCAAGGACATCATCATCGACTATACAGTTCCCGTTAACGAAGTCATCGTAAAAGCAGAAGTCGTTTATACGTGGGTTAACACAGACGACCCAAACGATAAATTTGAATGCAGATGGGCTTACATCGGGCAAATGGAAGACGCGGCACAAGCATTCGGCGCGGGCGCAACATACGGCAACAGATATTATCTGATGAAAGCATTGCAACTCGCAACAACTGAAGACGATCCCGACGAGTACAGAAGCAAGCAGAAAGAAGCCGAAAATTACGATTTGGAAAAGGGACAAAAAGCTGCGGCTGAAGAACTTGCAAAAGCTGTTAAAGAAGTTGTCAGCAAAGGCTCGGAGCTCATAAAGAAAGGATTTGTCCGCGAAGATGTTATGGCTGTTGTAGGAAAACTCAACGACGGCAACTCGAACCCTTCAAGCATTAAGACGCTTGAAATATGCGCGGCGGTTATGGAAGAGTTTAAGAAACTCGAAGCATCCAAAGACGATAAAAAGTCAGGCAAACCAAAAGGAGAAACAAAATGATTTTTAACGAAAATAAAATCTACGCAAAGGTATGGAAAGTAACGCCGTCCGAAAACGGTAAATATGTCGATCTGCAAATCACAACATCGGAAAAAGACAGCGACGGCAACTACGTCAACTCGTCGTGGTTCCCTCGCGTTATCGGCAAAGCGGTCAATACTCTCAAAGGATTAAAACGCGAAGACCGCATCATCATCACAAAATCGAAATTTACGAACGAGCGCAAGGATACAGAGAACGGCAAAAAATCCTTCTTCCGCTTCCTCATTCTCGAAGCAGAAATCGAAGGCAGCGAAAGAGCCGGCGGCAACACTCCCGCAAAAGAAGCTAAAAAGAACGATAAGCCGCAAGACGAACCAAGTACCGCGGCGGCTGAGGACGCTTGCCCTTGGTAAGCGGCGAGCCAAGAAAAGAACGGTATAGCTTTTCAAAGTTGTCGGCATTTCATACTTGTAAATACGGTTACAAGTTGACATACATAGACCACAAAAAAGGAATTGGAAATTGCTTCAGTTCCTATGGTCTTGAAGTCCATTCCATTATGGAAAGGTACGCAAAAGGTGAGCTTTCACTTTGGGATTTGGTTGGAATATATGAGTGGGAATTTGACGCGGCGGTGCCCGAAAAGTTCCCCTCCACCAAATATTGCAAAGATATGCGTAAGCTGTACTACGACCAAGGACTTGAATATCTTAAGAATTTTGCAGGATATGACGACAGAAAAATTTTAGAAGTCGAATCTCAATTCGATTTAGAAATTGATGATTGGATTTTTAATGGAATAATCGACTTAGTTTTTGAAGACAAAGATGGAAAACTTATAATACAAGACTATAAATCCAAGAGTTCTTTCAAAAATAAACGCGAGCAAGCGGAATACGCAAGGCAATTATATCTTTACGCATTGTATGTGAAGCAAAAGTATGGTAGATACCCAGATACACTTCGCTTTATGCTGATAAGGAAAAATAAAGCCATTGATATACCGTTCGTCGAAGCCGACTTAAACGAAGCGTTAAGTTGGGCGAAAGAGACGGTGAAAGAAATCCGTGAGTGTTGGGATTTCACACCGACGTGCGACGAGTTCTTTAGCGAGAACTTGTGTAATCATCGCGAATATTGCGAGAGCAAAATATAACATTGGAGGTATAGGCTTATTCTTGTCGAGAAAGAACAAATCATAAAAGCAAAGACAAAACTCGGCGAACGAAACGCCGAAATAATTGCGAACCTATTAAACCTCGAAAAGTACGATGCTGTAAATAAAAAAGCACTATGCCCGTGGCATTTGGAAGACTCACCGAGTTTCATATATAACCCAAAGACGTTCAGTTTTCACTGTTTCGGTTGTGGGAGGAATACAGACATCATCGATGCGTACACACACACGGGAATGACATATCTCGAAGCACTGCAAAAACTTTTTGAGGAAGCCAAAATCCCTATCTCTTTTGGAGAAAAGGGCGTAAGAACAAAGTATCAGTACAGATACCCGAAAGAAGAACCGTTGAACGACAAAGAACACGTCTATACATATTTGGCTCAACGGCACATATCAAAAGAAACGGTAGATGCGGTTGACGTAAGAGAAGACGCACACGGAAATATTGTCTTTAATTATTACGATACAAACGATGTGCTCTGTACAGTCAAGTACAGACCTTCGCATAAAATCGATAAGACACGTGGCGATATAAAGGCTTGGTGTCAGAAAGACGCCGACGTCACTCCACTATTGTTTAATATGAATAGAGTAAACACAACCTCTCCCCTATTGATTTGCGAGGGCGAAATTGATTGCATGGCTGCTATCGAAGCAGGCTTCACAAATGCAGTATCCGTCCCACTTGGCGCGAACAATTATGGCTGGATTGAGGAAAACTTTGACTGGCTCGAGCAATTCGATAACATCATCATATGTTCGGATAACGACGAAGCTGGTATTAAAATGCAAAAAGAATGCGTCTTCCGTCTCGGTTCTTGGAGAACAAAGTTTATTGATATACCTCCGTTTCATTATGATGCGGAACAAGATAAGAAGTTCCCAATGAAAGATATCAATCATGTTCTTTACTATGAGGGTAAAGACGCGGTTCTCGAACTCATACATAACGCGAAAGACTCTCCTGTTGATAGCGTCGCAGATTTTGCCGACATTACGAACATAGACCTCGACCAAATTGACGGAATAAAAACAGGCATACCAGAACTCGATAAGCGTTTAATGAAGTTGTTCTACGGAACATTCACTATCGTAACGGGCGTTAACGGTTCTGGCAAATCTTCGTTCCTGTCGCAACTTGTGTGCAATGCGATAGACGAAGATAAGAATGCGTTTCTCTATTCTGGTGAGTTGCCAAACTTCCAAAGTAAAAACTGGATTAACTACATTCTCGCCGGTCAACGTAACGTTCGAGAATATAGTTTCAACGGAGCAACTTACTGGAAAGTAACACCAGATGCACAAAAGAAAATGAACGAACATTATCGCGGCAAACTCTTTATTTACAAGGACGGCTATGATCACAAAGTAGACTCCATTCTAAAATCTATGGAAGACTCCACAAGAAAATATGGATGCAAGCTACATATCATAGACAACTTGACGTCAGTAAACCTCGAAGCAAACGAGCAGAACAAGTATCAAAAGCAAGAAGAATTTGTTACACGGCTCATAGATTTTGCAAAGAAATATAATGTCGCGGTTCTCTTGGTTGTGCATCCACACAAAATCGAGCAAATGCGTAGGCTCAACAAAATGGACATTCAGGGTATATCGGCAATTATCGATTTAGCCCACAGAATTTTAAGTTTGTATAGAGTTACGCAAGAAGATAGGCGCGGCGTTCCAAATAAGCGCGGCGGCTGGTACAAAGAGCCAATTAAGTTCGATGTCTTATGTGACATCTTAAAAGATAGATTACTTGGCTTCGAGGGCAGTTCCGCCGGTTTGTATTATGACAAACCATCAAGACGCTTCTTTGTTGACGAAGAGTCTCTCGATAAACGATATGGTTGGGATGACGAAGAGTACGCTGGCGCACTCCCCTTCCCACCGCCTCAACTTTATCAGCAAGATGAAGAAGAGATTTATGGACACATTTCTGGAGAAGGCTAATGAAAGTATTTCAA